AGAAAACGGAGTTAAACATGAAAGCACTTAACGCATATATCGATCAAAAGAATCGTTGGAACGCTATCTTCAAAGGCAAGCAGTTTGAAGTTAAGACTGCCCAAGGTCGCCAGCGTGTTGCTGATAGTTTGGATGCTGATTTGAGTCCAGAAAATCTTACCTGCGATGGCGAACTACCCCGTAGTCAGGTTCAAGCCCGTTACAATGAATTGACTAAGGCGGCACGTGAATTGAAGAAGTTGGATCCTTCTGTTAAATTTTACGAATTTGCCTAAAATAAGGCTTGACAATAAATCATTTTGGGTTCATAATATCTACATAATGAACGAACGGAGAAATACGATGGATAAGCGTCATGGTGGTGCGTATGATCGCGGTAGTGCTGATAGTTATTATCAGCGTGGTCGCAAGCCCCACTACTATGTTGGGGACACCTATAGTAGCGATATCGTTACTGAGGAGCGTATGACCGCTGATGACATTGCGGCCTATCACAAGGGCTTTGACGATAACGAGGCTAATCAGAATTTCAAGGATTGGGGCTGATATGGGATATCGTGTACTGACGCCTATTGAACAGAAATACCAGCCCCGCAAGGGTCTTGAGGGCCCGTTTAATTTCAGTGGTCGTGTACTGTACTATAATGCCAAAGAGGGCAAGTATTACGATCCTACAACGGATTTCTACGTGGATGACGAGGAGATGACACTGGTTCATCAGCGTCTAGTAGATTGTTTGGTTCGCTAAGTTATTGATTTCCATGGAATTATAGTTGTTGCAGTAGGCCTGCAATTTGATATAATAGTATTGTTGATTGTTAACTAACGGAGTATCTATGTCTACTGTTCTTGTCAAAATGGGTTGGTATCGCGGCATCCCCGTGGTCAACACTAAGTTTAAATTGGTTCGTGGTTTTCAGATGGGTAAAAAGGGCAATTATATCACTGTGCGCAATGACGGTGTGTTCTCTGAATATGCTGGCATTGACACGGTTAAAATCAAAGTTGAGGATCAGTCTGACTTTGAATTTATTGCTGGTGACGCACCTGCTGAGGTGACTCAGTTTGTCACGCAGGCTGTTGTCCCGGTAGTTCAGGAGTCTGATGAAGAGGCTATGAATCGTATCGCAACACGTTTTGCGATTCTTGATGAAATGGCTAAGGCTACGACTAACGGTGGCATTCGCGCAATGATCGTGAGTGGTCCCCCGGGCGTTGGTAAGTCGTTCGGCGTTGAACAGCAATTGGAAAAGGCTAGCGTATTTGATCGTATTGCTGGTCGCACACTCAAGTACGAGGTTGTCAAGGGTGCAATGACTGCACTGGGTCTCTATGCGTGTTTGTTCAAGCATAGCGACAAGAATCACGTACTGGTGTTTGACGATTGCGATAGCGTACTCATGGACGATCTGTCACTCAACATTCTTAAGGCTGCACTTGACAGTGGTAAGAAGCGCCGCATCTACTGGAACAGTGATTCTAGTATGTTGCGCCGTGAAGGCATCCCCGATAGTTTTGACTTTAACGGGTCGTGCATCTTTATCACTAACATCAAGTTTGAGAACCTGCGTAGCAAGAAGTTGCAGGATCATCTTGAGGCACTTCAGTCTCGCTGTCACTTTCTTGACTTGACGATTGACACCGAGCGTGACAAGTTGTTGCGCATCAAGCAGGTGCATCGTGACACTGATGGTGGTCTGTTCCGTGACTATCACTTTGAAGGTGATCAAGGTGAACAGGTGTTGCAGTTCATGTGGGACAACAAGAATCGTCTGCGTGAGTTGAGTATGCGTATGGCGCTCAAGATTGCTGATCTGGTCAAGATTAGCGATAACTGGCGTGCATTGGCTGAGAGTACTGTTATGAAGCGGGCTTGATACTCCGTTACCCGCTTGAGGCGAGAGGGTCGTAATGACCCTCTTTCCTTTGTATCTACTTTGTGAGGCTGTATAATATTATGATGCTAGTAAAAGAAGAATTAGTAGAGTATCTAACTAAGGGTTACATTCATGTCAGCAGACAGGATTACCTATTCTTTAATAATCTTATAAAAATCGCAGAAGAAAAACGTGTCACAACTGGGCAAGATAAGTTGCTCAATAAATTAATTGACAAATATAAACGTCAATTGGTAAAAGAAAGATTAGATGTAAATCATCTTAAAAACTTACGCTGGAATCACGATCTATTAGAAAGCAAACCAGAATATCAAAGGGCAGAATTGTCATTGGTTGATAATGAATTAATATTGCGTAGCCCATACCATAAAGGGTTTTCACAATCATTATCTAAATTGGGTAGCAATAACACATTTGTTTGGGATAAGATCAATAGATTGCATAGAAGCCCTGCGACTACGTTTGCACTTAAAAATATATTAGGTATTATTGCAAAACACTTTAGCGATCATATAGTATGTGAGAATATACAAAAAATTCTTGACGATGTAAGACAATACGAGAATTGCCACTGGAGCCCAACTCTTGTTTATTCAAATGGTAACTATTACATTGCTGCATGTAATGAAGTGTTGAATAATCAACTACAAGATGTAACGTTAAATAATCATAGTGCTACAATGTTTAAACTCAATCAATTAGGTATTAACGTTACTGATAATATTGCCAACACAGATGAATTAAAATTTGCAAGTACATTTGAAGTAGATGTAGATATTAATAATCTTGATAATCTGTGTGACTGGATTAGAAATCTAGGAATATCAGAAATTTGTATGAGTCAACATATGTTATATAATCGCGGTCTTTATAAAGAAATTCGTGAAAAGTTCTTATCAGAAAACATAACTGTTTTAAATCAAAACGAATTAAAACAATTGAAACAGACGACCAAAAAAAATCAAATAATGCTGTTACAATTTCGTAGTAAGTATGACATAGGTGATGATACTTCTTACGCAAGTAAAATCGTACTCTTGAAAAATAGTAGACCAATTGACATACGATGAGAGAGTTAGTTTGCGAAAAATGTGGAGATAAATTTGTTTGTAATGGTGATAGTCACACTTGTTGGTGTTTCAATTTAGAATTTGTTGACTTACATAAGTATGATAATTATAAAGACTGCTTGTGTGAAAAATGCCTAAAGGAATTAAATGAGAGAAGCAAAGATAATAATCCGTGATGAAGTTAACTGCAAGATAGAAGGTCTTGAGTTAGACTGCCGTAAGGCATTGATGAAAAAGTTTGAACACGAAGTTCCGGGCGCACGTTATCTACCTGCGGTCCGTCTTGGTCGTTGGAATGGTAAGGTAAGTTATTGTAGTTTAGCAGGTAGTACATACATCAATCTACTTGCTGATGCTATCCCAATTCTAGAAGAATATGATTACGATATTGAATTGGTTGATCTACGTGAATACAAAACTAATTTCAGTTTCACAGAAGTTAAAGAAGATAGTTTTGTACACAAGACATGGCCCAAGGGTCATACGCAAGAAGGTCAGCCTATTGCACTACGCGACTATCAAGTAACAATCATCAATGAATTCTTAAAGAACCCACAGTGTATCCAAGAAGTCGCAACGGGCGCGGGTAAGACTATCATGACTGCGGCATTATCTAAATCAGTAGAAGAGTATGGGCGCAGTATCGTTATCGTACCCAATAAGAGTTTGGTCGTGCAGACTGAAGCAGACTACATCAATCTTGGTTTAGATGTTGGTGTTTACTTTGGTGATCGTAAAGAATACAACAAGACACATACGATTTGTACTTGGCAAAGTCTTAATAATATGCTAAAGAACACAAAGAGTGGTGAAGCGGAAGTCAGCATAAAAGACTTCATTGATGGCGTAGTCTGTGTCATGGTTGATGAAGTACATATGGCTAAAGCAGATGCACTCAAAACACTATTGACTGGTGTTATGAGTCACATACCTATACGTTGGGGATTAACGGGTACGGTACCCAAAAGTGCGTATGAGCAAGTAGCATTACTTGTGTCATTGGGCCCTGTAATCAACAAGTTGAGTGCGGCTGAACTGCAAGACAGGGGCGTACTAGCACAGTGTCACGTAAACATCGTGCAGATGAAAGATGGTTTAGAGTTTACAAATTATCAAAGCGAACTAAAACATTTATTGGAAGATGAGAAAAGATTAAATAAGATCGCACAGTTGATAGACAGCATCAAAGAAAGTGGTAATACATTGATTCTTGTTGATCGTGTTAATGCCGGTCGTGAACTAGTAGCACGTTTAAAAGATAGCGTGTTCATTTCAGGTGAAACAAAACTTACAGAGCGTAAAGAAGAATATGATGAAATTAAAACAAGTGCTAACAAAGTTATTGTTGCGACCTATGGAGTCGCTGCTGTGGGCATTAATATACCTAGGATCTTTAACTTGGTTTTGGTCGAGCCTGGAAAGAGTTTTGTTAGAGTTATACAGAGTATCGGTCGCGGTATCAGAAAAGCGGAAGACAAAGATCACGTAGAGATTTGGGATATCACTAGCGATTGTAAGTTTGCCAAACGTCATTTGACACAACGCAAGGCTTATTATAAAGAAGCAAAGTATCCATTTACATTAGAAAAATTGGAGTATTAATGAAAATTTTTATGACGGGTAGTTCAGGGTTTATAGGTCAACATTTAGTTGAAAGATTATCAAAAAAATATCAATTGGATTATCTTACTTGTGACTTATTAGATTTTGAACAAGTTAACTCGCAGGTTTTAAACAGTAACCCTGATATTATCATACATCTTGCAGCCAGAACTGAAGTAGAAAAATCATTTACCGAACAAATAACTTTCAGTCAGATTAATTATGTAGGTACTGTTAACCTAATTGAATCTGCGCGTAAGTTACCGAATTTAAAAAACTTTATATTTGCATCAACTATGGAAGTATATGGTTGGCAACCTATCAGCGATCTCATACGCGATGAAAAACCCTTTACTTTAGATGTCTTTGATGAACAGCGTCAGCCTAATCCTAATGCTCCATACGCTGTTGCCAAATACGGCTGTGAAAAATATTTAGAATACGCAAGCAGAAGTTATGGTATGCCCTACACTATTTTCAGGCAGACTAATTCATATGGTCGTACCGATAATGACTTCTTTGTAGTTGAGCAAATTATCACACAGATGTTAAAGAATAAAGATGAAATACATTTGGGCTACGACAAACCATACAGAAATTTTTTGTATATAACAGATTTGTTAGACGCATATGAGGCAGTGTTAAGTAATACCGATAAGGTTAAAAATAACATATTTTGTTTGGGGCCAAATAATGCATTATCTATATCTGATTTAGCAAATTTGATAGCAAGCAAACTCAATTGGAACGGTAAAATTCTTTGGGGACAAAAACCTAAAAGACCGGGTGAGATTTATTGTTTGAATAGTACTAATAATAAACTAACCAATTTAACGGGTTGGGCTCCTAAAATTTCTTTAGATATTGGATTAGGTATGACAATTGATTATTGGAAAAATAATATTTGACAACAATCATAGAAAAAGTTATACTAATAGAATGAGAATACTAACACTAGATAATATCGCCTATAATTTAGAAACACTCCCAGAAGAAATTGATGATATGCGTTTTGCTATACTGGATAACAGCAATCCACAAAGCGTAGACTATCATTATATTCCACTAATCTTTTTAGAGTCATTCAATAGTCCTGCACTTGTATTAAAGATTGGTAAACATAAGATTAAGATGCCACTAGATTGGCAAATACTAATCGGTGAAAAGGAGCACGGTGATTTAGAAACACTGCCATTGAGCAGTCTTAATGATCGTGGCTTTAGTGCGTTTGAATTTAATCCACTCAGTGCATTTAATCCTACGTTTCAGCCAGTGGAGATACTAGACATTTACAATGACGTAACATGGTACAGTCCAAGATTGCGCAATGGACAATTCTTGTGTGTTCCGTTGAATGATAGTCCTAAGCCACAATGCGTTTATTTCGTAAAAGAAATTAGCCGCAACTGTGAAATCGTTGACTACAATCAGGTATTTTGATGAAATATGGTATAAAAGTTCCTTTCGCACTTGATCATCATGAGTACTTGTGGGTCACAGAGGGTGATAGCAAGTTTCAGATACGACCCCTATTGTTTGATGAAAGGGAATTTGCAGAGGAATATGCCTTGAAAGTTTGGGGACCTAATGCTATAGTAGAAGTATATGGCGAAGAAAGTAATACCGACTGACGAAAAATTTGAGAAGCAGGACTTTGACTTGTTTGAAGCCCTATCCGCCATTGATCGTAAGGATTATGGCTACTATGATCGTTTAACTGATGAACAACAAAAGAAGTTTGTTCCATATATGATGATACTATGGACTAGTGTGATTAAGGGTAACAAAGATGTCCAGAACTATTATCTACAAAGCACTGAATATCATGCCAACAAATATTTGTTTAATGAGAACGTACAACATCATCCTAAACTACAATGGATGATGCTGTGTGCTAGCAGTCCAGGCTTAGGCAAACAGTTTCATCAATGGATACCGCATATCAAAACAGGTGTTGCTAAACTGTCTGATAAGGCCTCGTTTAAAGAAATTAAAGAGTATTACAAGAAGATTTACCCCAACACTGATGATAGTTTGCTGGATGAGTTTGCTAAAGTGTTTACTGAACAGCAGCATAGAAAAGTATATCTTGCTGAAACATTCCCGTCATTGAAAATTGATGATATAGAAATACTAAATGAACTTATTACTGATGAAGAAATCGCAGAGTACGAAAGAAACTCAGGCAATTAAGCATATCTGCGAATTCTGTGATAAGGAATTCGTAAGAGAAAAGTCAATGCTTACTCATATGTGCGAAACAAAGCGCAGGGTTAATAACCGTGATATGATTGGCAATCGTCTTGGTTTTCAAAGTTGGTTAGAGTTTTACAAGAAGAATACTGCTGGTAAAAAACAACGCACGTATATGGACTTTGCTAAGAGTGCATATTACACAGCGTTCGTTAAGTTCGGTACATACTGCGCCGATGCGAACGTATTGAATGTCACTAAATTTGCTAACTATCTAATTAAAAATCAGATTAGTGTAGATAAGTGGGCCAGCGATAAGCAGTACACAAACTTTCTAATCATATATCTAAAAGAAGAAGATCCACTAGATGCAATCGCACGTAGTATTGAAACTACGATTGATCTGGCTAAACAAGACGTAATTCAAACAAAAGATATCTTTAAATATGGTAATAAGAATCGCATCTGCTTTGCTATAACCAAAGGCAAGATTAGCCCTTGGATGTTGTATCATAGCGAAACCGGCAGTAAGTTTCTATCTGAATTAGATGAAACACAGGTTAAAATGATATTAGAATATATTAATCCAGAACAATGGGCAGTCAAATTCAAACGCAACAGTGATATACTTAATGAAGTAAAGGAGTTATTACGTGCCGGTGGTTATTGATAACGATAACTATGTAGTAAGGATACATTGGAAACGTTATGAACAAAACTGGAATCAAATTTGTGCCACTGCTGTAGAATATTTTGGATTGCCCGGCGATAGATTTTATACAGATGTATGCGCAGATTATATGGACTTTGTTTTTAAAGATGAAATAGATGCGATGTGGTTTAGTTTAAGATGCGAATGAACGATTACAAAAGTATATTGACTGAAGGCGAGGGCTATAAGGTCCTACAAAGTTTTATACCATATAAGTTAATTAATGATTTTAACGGTATATTGGAGGACTTGTATCCTGTACGTGCTAGCAGTAGCACTAAGGTTTACGCTGAACGTGACGATATTAAAAATCTAAATGATATCAGCGTATGGTGGAGTCAATTAGTACACGATATGCCCGAATCAAAGGCTATACTAAAATTAGTTAACCCAATGATACAATCACACTTTGGTAACATGGATATGTATGCTAACGATACGGTATTCATTAGTGCTGGTAGTACATGGATGAATCCACACATAGATACACCGCATAGATTTAAGAAATACAACTACGATAAAAGATTGTTAGGTATACAGTGTATTATATCACTAGATGATATTGATAAGGATAGTGCAAGCACTGGAGTTGTGCCCTATAGTCAGAAACGTGACTTTGATATAGACAAGTGTTATAAGGGTGAGTACGACCGCTGGTTCAAAGACAACTGTATACAACCAGACATGCCTGCCGGATCCATATTGTTTTACAACAGTCGTTTGTTACATAGCAGTATGCCCAATCCAAAAAGTGTAGAACGCCCTGCTCTCTTGTACAACTACCTAGATCGTAATATAATTGACGAGATGAAGTCTATAGACAATGTTTGGAGTAGCAATGGTTAAAGTCCCTATAGACTTTCAAGACTATGATGACGATGATCCTAATATTGAACGTAGAACGGCACGTTGGAAATTTTGGGATATTCTTAAACAGTTAAGAACAGAGTATATGAAAGATAACATAGAGTTCCACGCTGAAGATTTTGTTGAATGGATTGATGATAAGTTTGGTATTAAACTAAACATGAACGCTACTGGGATAACTGACGAATACATTGTAACAAATGAACAAAAATATATTGTTTTTAAATTAAAATATGGCTAACGATATAATGATAGATTTGGAAACACTAGACACAACTCCGTATTGTGTTATCCTTACTATTGGTGTTGTAAGGTTTGATCCTAAGGGCAGTGGTGTTGCTGAACGTTGGACATTAAAACCAACTATTGAAGATCAAACAGAACAATATAATCGTATCATTAATGACGATACGATTCGCTGGTGGAGTACACAAAGTCCCGCCGCACTAGAAGAAGCAATGAGCGATGATGGTAGAATATCATTACGTGAATGCATGGAACAGTTGTACGACATAGGTTGGAATCGCAGAGCAATATGGAGTCATGGGGCACCGTTTGACGTTGTTGCCTGTGAGACTGCTATGCGTCAATCATTGACTGACAGACCTAATCCTATACCTTGGCCATTCTATACTGTGCGTGATACCCGAACATTGTTTGAGATTGCTGGTGTTAAACTTAAAGATGGTGGACATATCACTACGCACAAAGCAGTAGAAGATGCTGAACGCCAGGCTATTGTTGTACAAGAAGCATATAGGAAGTTAAGGTTATGCGGTTAGGAATTTTTGGAGACAGTTTTGCAAATAACCAATGGGTGTTTAATGGTTGGCCTACAGATTTAAGTAATATCCTAGGATGCAAACAAGACAATTATGCATTAAATGGAACCTCTATTTGGTATTCTTACAAACTATTCCTAAAACATTATAAAAATTTCACACATATAGTATTTGTCTACACTAGTCCACATAGATGGCCAGTACTACCTGATTGGTTAAGAGGATTGGAGTATATGACAAATAAACATTTTTTAGAAATGTCTAAAGTTATTCACGAAGATCAAAAAATACCGATGACAAAATTGATAGATGTACATAAACTTTTGTTTGACGAAAAATATAATTATTTTGTTTACCAAAGTATCTTTGATAATATCAATAACTTGTGCGCACAAAACAATATTCAATTAATGAATGTTCATCCTTTTGAAAATTCTGATTCAATACCAATGATAAATTTATCTAATCGCAAAGGAAGTTGTTTAATTGGTTTGCAACGTGTTCAACATAATGAGGGATTACATCCTGCATTACCAGAGGAAATAAGATATCCTAAACCTACTATTACTGACTTTAGACCTGCCCATATAAATCTTCCTAATAATAAAGTAGTAGCCGATATTATTGCAAATGAATTTGGAAAAGAACCTAGAGTGATAGATATACTCAAGGACGAAAGACTTACTTTTGATCCTCAAGTTTTAATAGAGATGTACCAAACTTATGTATCTAAACACAGACGTTGACATTGATTTTGGCAATCGTGATTTAATCTTGGAAAAGATTAAACACGTACCTGCAGCCATGCGTAAGGTTGAACCTATGCGCAAGCATAATACTGGTGTGCATATTACAGAAATACCCTATGATCCTGTAAATGATATGGCAGCGATTGATTATACTGAAGCAGAACTACGTGGCTATTTCAAATTAGACTTACTGAATGTTCACGTTTACAATCAAGTGCGTGATGAACAACATTTAATTGAACTAATGCGCCAACCCGATTGGTCAAAATTAAAAGATAGTAAGTTCGTAGAACAATTGATACACTTAGGCAATCATTATAACTCTATACAACGTATGCCAGAACCAATCAACAGTATTCCTAGACTGGCAATGTTTCTAGCAGCAATACGTCCTGCAAAGAAACATTTGATTGGTTTACCCTGGGCTGAAGTAAGTAAGACTATATGGGAAAAAGAAAATGATGTGTATTCTTTTAAGAAAAGCCATTCGGTAGGATACGCACAGTTGGTTGTAGTACATATGAACTTATTGGTGGAAAATGGAAATTAAATTATTAAGTGAAGGTGATGAACAACTACGTAAGGTTTGTGAACCTTATGATTTTAAAAAGGATGGTGACCCCGCAGAATTAGTATCTGCTATGACCAAACTTATGTTTGACAGTAACGGTATTGGTCTTGCCGCACCCCAAGTTGGTGTACTCAAAAGACTTTTCATTATGGGCAACGATCAGAAATTGTTTGTCTGTATTAATCCCGAAATAGTTTCGGGAGAGGGCGAAGAGCGTGATTTAGAGGGCTGCTTAAGTTTTCCCGATCTATGGATGAATGTCAAGCGACAGAAATCTATCAACGTAAAATATCAGACTATTAACGGTGAAACAGTAGAAAGCACATTACAGAATATTATAGCCCGTGTATTTCAACATGAACTAGACCATTTGGATGGGGTTTGTTTTGACACTAGAGTTGGTCCAGTGACACTAGACCTTGCTAAAGAAAAAAGACGTAGACGATCAAGATAATTTGCGAACGAGCGTAATGCTTTTACGGCGTATGCGCTTTTTATTAAATTCGCCCAAACTGACTACCGGGCCGTGAACTAATACTAGGTTTTTGTTACTGAAAGTCTTAATGTAGGGTTTGAAGATAACCCATTCTTCACGTAAAAAGATATTGATAGGAACTTGACGATTACTTTCCCACCACCATTGCTCTCCTAATTCTAGGAATTTCTGTTTGATTTTTGTTTCTGTTATAGCGCCGTAATCGTAAATTGTAGTATAATTATCGTCGCGGTTTTGCATTATGCCAACATAGTCTTGATTCGCGACGGAGCAGACCGTTATGAACGGGTGATTTTCGCTGAGTTTTTTGAAAAAATCTTTAGGTAACATCGTGTAATAACTTAGTATTATTTACTCACGGCAACCCAGAAATAAATTTTAGTTTTTAATAGACTAAATATTATGTAGGAGCAACGATCTGTGACAGTCACTAATGTAGGTTATTCAACGGCGGTATTTTACTTTACTCAGCGTCAGATCGTGGTCCTACTAACAGGAAACAGTCCGAGGGCCTTTATGCCAGTATATGCAAAAACACTAAATTTACACAAGGGTGTAGATAACAAGATACAATTTCAGTTCTTAAATCAAGAACAGAAACCAGTTGATATTACAGGCAAGAGCATTACTTGTCGCATTATCAATTATAACGGTACTGAAGTGTTAATTAACAAAGCACTGACCCCGGAATTACCATTAACTGGTATAGCATATCTATATCTGAATGCTGCCGATTTAGAAGATATAGATGCGCAAAAGTGTCACTACAGTTTAGAGATTCCTGTAGGTGAATTCAGTTTCCCAGTATTTGTTGATCCAGCAGCCGGCGCACGTGGTGATATAAACATTCTTAATAGCGTATTACCAAGTTTCGTACCAAGTCAAATTGTAACTATACCTACTGGTCAAGCATTCCCTAACTTGGATCCTAACGTTAATGCAAATAATCCATTAACAAACGCCAATACTTATTATAGTTCAACTATCAATACACAAGACAACCCAGTATTAACCATACAGGCCAAACTTGATGGATATAACGGTGATGTAGGCATTGAGGGAACTTGCAACCAACAGTTAACTGATTGGTATCCTATAACAGGTGATAGTTACGAAGATAAGACTGCTACAGTGGGTTACACCATACATGGATTCCATCCATTTGTTCGTATGGTATTCACAAGTAATGCGGGCGTAGTCACACATATTTTGGCAAGATAAATCACCAATACTATTTGTTTTTACACAACACTCTGTTATAATTAATGAGTGTTTGATATTCTTCAAATCGTTCCAGGCAAAAAGAAATTAACGCAAAGCGGTTGGCATAGTTTCAACGCTGTGTGTTGCCAATATCGTGGACACAGCAGGGACGAAAGAGGCAGAGGCGGAGTAAAATTTGACGGTGATAATTGGAGTTATCACTGCTTCAATTGTGGTTTTACTGCTAATTTTTTCTTAGGAAGTTATATTAATAAAAAAACAAAAACACTATTACATTATTGTGGCTGTGATGAAGATCAAATTGCTAAATGGAATCTTGATAGCATCAAGCATAGAGATTTATTAAGTTACGTTTCAAAGAAAAAAGAAAAATTAAAAGTTAAATTTGATGAGATGCCGCTTCCATTAGAAGCAGAATTAATTGACATAGAAAAGGAAAATCATAGACCGTATATAGATTATCTAATATCTAGAAAAATAGAGTATATGAATTATCCTTTTATGGTAACACCAGATGCAAAGGGTAGACAATCAAATAGAATTATTATACCTTACACTTTTAAAAATAAAATAGTAGGGCACACTAGTAGATATTTGGATAATCATACCCCAAAGTTTATTAATGAGCAGCAACAAGGTTATGTATTTGGTTACGATCTACAAAAACCTGAATGGGAAGTATGTATTGTAACAGAAGGAATATTTGATGCACTTAGTTTAAATGCGTGTGCATTGATGCACAATACCATCAATGATAAACAAGCAGATATATTGAAGTCATTAGAAAGAAAAATTATCGTAGTACCAGATCATGACAAGACAGGATTGCAGATTTGTGATCGCGCACTTGATTTGGGATTTCATGTCAGTATCCCTGAATGGGATATTGAGATAAAAGATGTGAACGATGCTGTAGTAAAATACGGGCGTGTATCTACTTTACTAAGTATATTGCAGTCTGCAACTAACAGCAAAATTAAAATAGAAATGCAGAGGAAGAAACTTGATAGACAACTATAATTTTGAAGTGCAAGAAGTGTTCTTGCGCATGATGGTAACTAACGCAGAGTTATATACTCGCGTTATGAATATTATGAACGCTGAAAATTTTGATAGGCGTTTGAGACCTGTCGCTGAGTTCATTATAGATCATACTAAAAAATATAACGTGATGCCGGATCCAGTACAAATAAGTGCAACTTCTGGAATTACTATTGAAATGATTCCAGAACTTGATGCAGGACATTATGAATGGTTCCTAGAAGAATTTGAGAAATTTACTAAACGACAAGAACTTGAGAGGGCTATCCTTAAATCGGCAGACTTGCTAGAGAAAGGAGAGTATGATCCTGTAGAGAAACTGATCAAAGATGCTGTTCAGATTTCTCTACAGAAGGACATGGGTACAGATTACTTTGCTGATCCTCGTGGTAGATTGACATTACTCAAATCTAGCAATGGACAGAACAGTACAGGCTGGCCAAGTCTTGATCAAAAATTGTATGGTGGATTCAATCGCGGCGAACTACAAATCTTTGCAGGTGGTAGTGGATCAGGTAAGAGTTTGATCATGCAGAACCTAGCAGTTAACTGGGTTCAGAATGGGTTGAATGGTGCATATATCACACTTGAATTGAGTGAAGGTCTATGTAGTATGCGTATTGATAGTATGATGACTGACACAAGTTCAAAAGAAATTTTCAAAGACCTAGACAATGTTGAGATGAAGGTCAAAATGGTCGCAAAGAAATCTGGACACTTACGTATCAAGTATATGCCGGCACAAAGCACAGTCAATGACATTCGTGCATATTGTAAAGAACTACAAATTCAAACTGGTGTCAAGGTAGACTTCTTGTGTGTTGACTATCTTGATTTGATTATGCCAGTTAGTGCTAAGGTCAGTCCTAGCGATCTGTTCGTTAAGGACAAGTATGTTTCAGAAGAATTGCGTAACCTAGCAAAGGAACTGAACGTACTATTCGTGACGGCAAGTCAGTTGAATCGTAGCGCAGTTGAAGAAATTGAGTTTGATCATAGTCACATCTCAGGTGGTATCAGTAAGATCAATACTGCTGATAATGTGTTCGGTATCTTTACAAGTCGCAGTATGCGTGAGCGCGGGCTATATCAGATTCAGTTGATGAAAACACGTAGTAGTTCAGGCGTGGGTCAGAAGATTGAACTTGCTTTTGACGTTGAGACATTGAGAATTACAGATAATAATACAGAAAACAATCAAACTAAAGCACATCCTAGCGGTAACACATTGTTAGCACAGATTAAAAGCACTAGTCAAATAACTGCGTCAGAGGCGCCTACAGAAGAGGATGCTCCTAAAATTGGGGCAAATATACAAGCAGCCAAACTCAAATCGTTGCTTAACAATTTGAAAAAATAACCCAGAATCCTGATAAATACTATTAGGATACTATAATGCAAAAACGTACTAAAAGCCTCTTAGAGGAATTGGATGCTATTTCCCTAAATCGTGACGTACCCCATCTTGTGGAAAGTCGCGGTACACATATCATAAGCAGTGCTATCAATCTGATAGAATTAATAAACCGTCATTATAGTAAGGAAAAAGCAGAGTTGCTAGAAAAGAAATTGCTTAGTGCCATCAAAAATAAAGATCAGGGACGCTTTAGCAAAAGCGTTAAGAAAAATGAAAATATTTGAGGTGACAGAGGCATCAGCACCCGGGGTTCAATCTCCTAGCATGTTAAGCAGAGTGCTTTCTAATTTTGGATTTGGTAAAAAAAATTTAAGTCAGAATGAATATCAGATATATGCTGATATGGTAGGCAAAGACTTAGATAATGCTGTACAGGAAATTATTAAAAACCCAAATTTAGGCCCTGACAAATTAGAACCTTCATTAGAAAATTGGTTTGCTAAAAAATATGGCCCAATCAACCCAAATTATATGAACGTGTTTAGACAAAGTATTGACAGTATCGCTAATTCTGTAAAGGCTGATCAAAACTTGCTAGGAAAAAACTATCAAACAGCCAAAGCACCATATATTAAAAGTTTGTGGAATTTGCAAACAGATGCAGAACAGAAGTTACGTGCTAATAAGGTATACGGATATAATACTGCAACTCAACAACCAGCACCCGCCCAACCACTAGCACCTGCTCAACAACCAGCACCCGCTCAGGTACAACCACAGGCAGCGCCAGCAGGACGATCACCTGAAGAAATTGAAGATATGAAAAAACGCGGATTTGATCCTGTAACAGGAAATAGAATCAAGGCTGCACCTGTAAGAACAGGCGGTAAGGTGAAAGGACAATTAAGCACAGATCCTAGGGCAGTAGCACGTAGACAGGCTACAGCAGCAAGACACGCACAGGCTGCAGGGTTAAATGTCAGTTATCCGGCACAACAGCAAGCTACCGCTGCACCGGCTCAAAAGGCTACCAAACGTTCAAAGCGTGCCGCAGCAGCCCGAGCAGTAAGTGGAGCAGTCCAACCAAAACAACCAGCAATTAAAATTGGAAAACAAATTATTAAACCTAATGATCCTAGATACGCTCAAATAATGAAGAATGTACCAAACTTGTCTATGGTTCAAGAATCCTTAGATTTGAGCGATAGAAAGTACAATGAATGGAATTCATTGTTACTAGAACTAATAAAAAACCCTTAATTAATACCCAAAACCCACGTTTTTTTACTCCTGGCATAAATAATAGTAGACCTCTTTGAAGGTCAAACAACATGGAGATTTAAAAAATGGCACAGTTCACTAAAGTCAATGGCGACTTTCAAGGCGTCATCAATTATGACTCATTCGCATATACTAATAACGGTTTAAACGCAACAACAGCTAACCTTGCAATTCAGCCACAGGGTCCAAAGTTGGACTTCTTCACTGTAACTGCAACAGGTGCTTTCAGTAACGCACAAGTAGCAAACGTAATTCAAGCCGTTGAGCAGTTAGCAACTGTTATGATTTATGAGTACAAAGATGACACAAACGATTCAATCGCCCTAGCAATCTACCCAGTAGGTGCATGGACTACAACTACTCTAAACGCAAACGTAGCAGCAGCAGGTATCTCAGGTACTACTACAACTGCTGTAGCTTCTTTCAATAACTAATAGTTATTTTAAGTTAACGTAAGTAAGGCCCGAGAAGTAAAATTCTCGGGCTTTTTTGTGGCTGTAAATACAGGATGAGCGTTAAGATAGCCTGTTATACATTATTTGATATTACACAGACCGGTGTTCTTAACAGAGCAAGACCACCTGAGGGCGTTGACGTAGACGAATGGCTTTATAAACGCAATACACAATGCAATTTTGATACGATAATACAGGCAGTATCATTACGCAGTCAGCCTGAAAACATCTCGCACCCCACTCAAGTAAACATAATAGACGACTATTTTGACACACAAGGTCCTGTACGTTGCTGGAAGTTTGACTTTGAAATACGTTCAATATCAGTATTCAGTGACGGCAACGATGAACTAGCATATCTTAAAGCAGATGTTGAAGATATACCAATGGTATTATGTGGTACTGAACACCCTAACACAGAGCAATTTATAAGTGCGAAAAAACCTGCAAAAAACATACATTTCATTAAATATTAATATGAATAAGCATGATCTGGCAAAAAGGATCAATGATCTATTAATCATCAAGCAGGATGATAACAGCTATCATCTGTTTGGCCAATACATAATCAATAAAAAAGATGAGGGTTTTATAGTCGGTAATCTTTATGATAGTGAAATTAAACTTCAGTTTGCACAGTTAAAACATGCAGTTACATGGTGTGTATTCCATAAGAACAAGAAGCATAAAGATTTACGAAAAATAGCAGAATTAGATGAAAAACTAGAAGGGCTGCAATTGACAATTAATAACCTTAAACGATTAGCAGAAAAGGCAAATACAGAGAACAGGCCTATATATCTAGCCAAACTGTTTGAAGATAAGGTTAAACGTCAGGCTGCGCAGAAGGCTATGAATTTGTATATAGATACTAGCAAGTATTGGCAAACTAAAACCTTTAAAGAAAATCAGACCATTTAAAAATTTTAAATTACGTGATAAATACAAGACAGGATTGAATCATATGAAACTAGAAAATTTTGACAGAAAGAATGTAGCACAGAAGGCTCTAAAAGAGAACTTCAACCATAACTTTGATTTCTCAAAGTTGAACAAAGCACAGACTAGAGAAATGCTAGTCAAGTTTGACAAGGTTATTAAGGAATCTAAAAAGAAGAATGGATATGATTCACATAAAAATCCTACTTATTTGAAGGCTATTATGATTGCAGAAGCATTATCCAATCACTATCGTACTTTGGGTGATGCACGTATCGTTGTAGAAAACACTGAAGTAGAAAAGTCACAAGTAATTCTTGCTGCCCAAGACTTAGTTGACCAAATTCAGAAAATGGTTGAGCAAGTCAATGATATGTTAGTCAAAGAATTACCTGCATTAGCAGATAGCATTCAAAGTGAAATCGGTGTACAAGAAGGTAACTCATATAATGAAGCAGCCAGCGGTTCACTAACACAATTAAATTCAACATTAAGCGAAACACGTACAGCATTGCAAAATGCACTTAACCAATTAACTGGTATGGCAGGTCCTGGCGACTTTGGTGCAGCACCAGCAGGCGGTGAAGAAGTTGCTGTAACTGATATTGCTGCAGGTCCTGGCGGCGAAGAAGTGGCAGGGGCAGAACTTGAAACTCCTCCTATGCCGGCAGAAGAGCCAGAAGCACCAGTAGGCGGCGGGGTCGGTCGCGCTAAGAGATAATCATGTATCTCTTTGAGTTTGAAAGCGAGAAAAGCCTAGTTGCTAAAATATTAGTTGCGGCTGATAGTTTAGAGCAACAACGCAAAGAAGGAAAGTTAAAAAAGAACTGGACAGTGGAACAGTTGCTTAATTACTTTTCCAAATATGACATAACACTCGCAAGAAAGGATCTGTATAACATGATACAGAAAGATCCTCTCAAAAAAACTATAAGCAATATTCAAGGCGATGAAGTTGTATTCAAAGGTAATGCAGGAAAAGAACCTGCCGAAAGTCCTCCCCCAGAGCAAAGTAAAGAAGTAGTTAACAAGATGGCTAAAAAAGCCATGAAATGACCATTTGCTAAATACTGGCATGTCTAGAAAAAAGTTGATGGTATGTGGCTGCAGTTTTTCTGCATTGCCAATGGAAGAACCGCATATAGGTACACACTTTAGCGAAATACTTACTAAACGTTTAGATTGGGACCTAGTCAATAATGCTTATCGTGGATGCAGTAACGGCGGTGTTAGATTACAAATTGCTGAAGTTATCAAACAAAAACCAGATTTCGCAATTATAATACCCACTTTTTTTGATAGAACTGAAATTCCTGTAACAGCATTAAAGCCTGATTATGACAATATCGGATGGGCAGACTTTGATCGTATCATGCAAAAATATTCTGGTTATGATCCTTCTCAAGGAATAGAAAATATTAATTATGGTAATAGCACGGCACCTACATTAATTTGTGAAAATTATAACAGTTTGGTGCATGAATGGGTTCATCCCTACCGAAAAAAACATCCTATTTCTAAAGAAGCTACCCAGGCAATAAAAGATTTTGTTTCATATCTTTATGACGCTAACTGGAAAAAACAACAAGATCAATGGATTATTGAACATGGATGTTTAGAATTAGTCCAACACAACATACCTTTTGTTATGATTCCAACCTTATCACTTTGGCAAAACGAAGGTCCTAAACTATTAGATACAAAATATTATACATTAGATGCAAATTTATATTGTCCTTGTTTTAATGGTGGCAAACCTGAATTTTCTTTCGGAGATTATAGAACAGAACATAATAAAGATCCTGGATATCATACAAATTACGCCGGTCAAATATATCTAGCAGATCAATATCAAAACCTAATGAAAGAGCGTTGGGGTTTACAATAATCATGCAGGATTTAGTCACTATAGCGTGTAATAGAGAAAGAGACCTAATGTTATTACATGCAGAAAGTATACAAAAATTTTTAGACCCTTGTACACACTGGATCGTTATTAATGAAAAAGAACCTGATGTAAATGCATGGTTAGAAATTCTAAAACCTTACTATACTAAACATAAACTAAATGTAATACCAAGAAGTTATTTTTCGCAAGAAAAAGAATTTTCTAACATGCATGGGCAAATTTCACAGCAGGCATGCAAATTTTTAGTATCAAAATTTATTCAAAAAAATTATTTAATATTAGATACCAAAAATTTTTTTATTAGAAAGTGTAATTTATTTGAGTATCACAAAATAATAGGGTCCGGTATAATTGAATTCGTTAGCCGCCCACCTGATGATTGGGATAAATTTCAGCCATGGTTCAAAGGGGACCATGAGATGTGGTCTGAGACTGTAAAAGAATACGCTAGAGTTTTTAACTTAAGTACAGTACCAAATTACTATTTGGCTCCTAAAACCCCATTTGTAATGGATTATGATTTACTCTGTAAGCGTATTAATTTAGAAACTTTTTTAAGGGATTTTAGTTATAAACCTAACGGTGATCAAATATACTCACCAAGCGAATTTATTTTTTATAGCATGGCAGTAAATGATTTTATAAAACCGGGCGTCAACACTATATCACGATCAGAGGAAATGGATTCTTATACCTTAATGCCCCATAATTTTGAATATCATTCAAAAGAATTATTATCGGAAGAACATTTTACGATGTTGAACACTATTGGGGAAAATATAAAAATTTACGGGATACATCGTAAATTTTTAAGAAAATGTGGCCCTGAACATATTAAAATACTGAACAAATGGCTTGCTAGCATGGATTTCGCATTTAGATATAGGTAACCATAACTGTTGACTTTTTGCAACAATATATCGTATAATTAACTGTTGATGATAACTTTAACTGAATCGGCTGCAAACCGTTTTAAAGAACAACTACAAAATCGTGGATACGGTTTAGGCATTAACCTAAGCGTTAAAAAGACAGGTTGTTCAGGGTATGCATATGTCTTGAATTTTCATGACACGCCAGATACAAATAATTATATTGTCTACAAGTCAAACGATGTAAAGATTTTTGTTGAAAACGAAAGTTTAAAATATGTTGACGGTACGCAAATTGATTATGTTAAAAACGGTCTCAACGAAGCATTTAAATTTATCAATCCACAAGTTAAAGGTGAATGCGGTTGCGGAGAGAGTTTTACAATTTGATTTACTTACCTAACAAATATCCATACGCAGAACTAAAGAAACAAACTATTGACGGGTCAAGAAAATACATGACCCCAGATGGATTCGCAGTTCCCAGTGTCACCACAATACTAGACGCTACTAAGCCTGAAGAAAAGAAGAAGGCATTACTTGAGTGGCGCAAACGTGTAGGCGAAGAGAAGGCTAAGCAGATCACGACTGAGGCTGCTGGTCGCGGTACACGTATGCACAAGTGGCTTGAGAATCATGTCAAGACAGGTGCTACGGGGGAACCCGGCACTAATCCTTATAGCATACAAAGTCATCAAATGGCACAAACCATTATTGAGAAGGGCTTAAGTAAATGTCAGGAGTTTTGGGGTACAGAAGTCAGCCTATACTTCCCTGAAGTCTATGCAGGAACTACTGACCTTGTGGGTGTCCACGATGGTGCAGATGCTATCATGGACCATAAGCAAACTAATAAGCCCAAAAAGCGTGAATGGATTGAAGATTATTTCCTACAATTAGCAGCCTATGCTAACGCACATAATGAAGTATATGGTACTAAAATACGCAAAGGCGTAGTTTTTATGTGTAGTGCTGATAATCAATATCAGGAGTTTATCGTTGAAGGTCTAGAGTTTGATCGTTATACTGAAGGCTGGTATAAGCGCCTAGAACAGTACTATTCAACTTTCCTATAGAGTAGTCCATTTGCATAAATAGTTGTAATACCGGTAAGTTACAACTATGGCAATTATACAGATTTCTAAGATCCAGCAGAGATATGGCGATTTAGTCGATCTCCCACAATTAAGTGAAGCAGAATTAGGTTTCGCAACAGACGAAAAACGTCTATTCATTGGTAAAACTACGGGAACCATTGAAAATGTTGAAGTTTTAACGTCTTATTCAGATATCGCCTTTGATCAATTAGTAGGAAGTTATGGTAATTTAAGCATCAACCCATTAACTATTGCTGATGGACAGATTTTGGCATACGATGCTACTGCTAATGCATGGGTTAATCGCGGTGGTGCTGCAGGTGGTTTATTAACGCTAGGTAATGTCGGAAACGTCAAAATTGACGGCGGTGCTATTGGATATGTACTACAGACTGACGGTACTGGTAATCTAACATGGGCGCCGAAAACAGTTGTAACTGCATATGTATTGAATGCAAGTAATGCTAGCCCTTGCGTCATTACAACTACTGAAGATAATGAATTTGTAAATCAAGCAAGAGTCACATTAACAAACTTACCAGGCGTATCCGGTTCAGTAGCAGATACACTAAATGGTGAAACATATTTTATTGACGTATTGACTAGCAATACTTTTGCTCTTTATGAAGATGCAAATTTCACATTACCAGTTGATACATCAGGTGATACAGAATTTCCATTTACTACTGCTTCAGACTCACTAACATCTGGTAATGTAATCAATGTTGGCGATAGCACATTGTTCACTGTTAACGATCCTATTATATTCATCGGCGGTAATTTAGATACTGCCAATAGCCAAATTGAAGCAAATGTAACTTATTATATTAAGACTGCCAATTCATCGTCTGGTGGCACACAACTTACAATTTCAGATTACTTAAATGCAAACGGCACGGCTGGTAATACAATGCCAGTTGGTACTGCTACATTTACATCAGCATATGCTTATACACCTGGTGGTAGAGCAATTACTCCTGCAGCGGCTGCAGGTAATGTTGCTGCTGGTGGTAGTAATACAACCATTCAATATAATGACAATAACTTCTTAGCAGGTTCAAGTGATTTTGTCTATGACTTTGCAAATAAGATTGTTAAACTAAACGGAAATGCTAATGTCGGTAATTTAAACTCAACAACATTAGTTAAAGGTCAAACATTACAATCAACAGTTGCGACTGGTACTGCTCCCATCAACGTAGCATCAACTACAAAAGTTGTAAACTTAAATGCTGATTTATTAGATGGATATAATTCATCAATGTCAGCAGTAGCAAGTACTGTTGTAGTGCGTGATGCTAATGGCAATGTAGTTGCAAATTCATTTGTAGGCAATATCGTAAGTGTAGATGTTTTAAATGCTAACAGTGCAAACATCGTCGGTAATCTTTCATCGGGTAATGCAAATTTAGGTAATGTTGCACAAGCAAATTATCTAACAGGTACACTTACTACCACTACACAACCAAATTTACAACTAATCGGCAATGGCGTTCAAGTTACTATTGACGGTAACTTAATACCAAACAGCACAAGTAATACTTTTGATTTAGGTTCAAGTGCCAATAGATGGCATGATTTGTATCTTGCAGGCAACTCAATTTATTTGGGTAATTCAATAATTAGTTCAAATACTAATTCATTGATATTACAGGGTCCAGACGGCGCAAACATTACTATTGAGGGTAGTGCAGGTCAAACAAGTATTGAAAATGGTAACAGCAATATTACAATCAATGCCAATGGCAATATTACAACCAGCGTTTCTGGAAATGCAAACATATTAGTAGTTACAGGCACCGGCGTAAATGTTGCTGGTACACTAACCGCAAGTAACTCTACGTTAGGTAATACTGCTAATGCCAATTACTTTGTTGGTTCAGGCAACAACTTAAGCAATATTCAAGCGGCTAATGTAAGTGGTCAAGTAGCCAATGCAAACGTTGCTTATTATTTGAACGTAGGTAATGCAAATGTATCAAATGCAAGTGCAAACTTCTATTTGTTATATGCTAACGGTACCGGCAATCAATCAGTTGAAATTGATAACTACGGTAGAGCATTAATTTATCAACCATATACTGGAACATTAAGAGCCAATACAATGGCTGTTGATGACAGTATCACAAATTTAGGCGGCGAAAGTATTTCATTTGATGGTGCAAATGATACTATCAGCATGAGTGTTACAGGTAGAGCGAACGCTATACAAATTACACCAACATCTACTAAATTAGGCCCAATTGGAAATATACAAATTACAGGCGGTAGCGCAGGTAATGTATTAACAACTTATGGTAATGGCGTATTATATTGGGGTGCTGGTGGTAGCGGTGGCGGGGCTACTGGTGCAACAGGTGTTGCTGGACCAACAGGTCCAACCGGTCCTACAGGTCCAGCCGGCGCTACGGGTGCAGGAACAACAGGTGCAACAGGTATCGCAGGCCCGAGCGGTGCAACTGGACCAACTGGACCAACTGGGGCGACAGGATTAACTGGCCCACAAGGGGCCACTGGTGTAGGCGCTACCGGAGCAACTGGCGTAGTAGGCCCAACAGGCCCACAAGGTGCTACCGGCCCAATTGGACCAACAGGGGCAACAGGTCCTCAAGGCGCAACAGGTGTACAAGGCGCAACAGGTGACATTGGTCCGACAGGGGCAACCGGCGTAGTTGGTAGCACGGGTTCAACCGGACCTACTGGTGCTACTGGTATAGGTG